TCGGACTTCTCCAAAGAGGACTTTTTGAATATGATGATTAAACCAAATCAAGGTTATTCAAAAGCAGAGTTTATAACGAAGATTTAATGTTAAAACAATAAATATTCGTGAGAGTGACACACGGGAGGGCATACACCCTCCCTTTTGTGCGTCCACGATTGCAAAACGAACAGGAGAGAGGTGGTGATATGCCGAGAGCACCGAGTGAGAAAGTAACACAAGCTGAAAAGCTATTCAATGATGGTATGGCAATGGTTGAGATTGCTAAGAAACTGGAAGTTTCAGACGGAACAGTCCGCAGCTGGAAGAACCGGTACGGATGGGGAAAAGCCTCAAAAAAAAACAAGTGCAACGTTGCGAAAAAAAATGAGAAGAAAAATGCAACGTTGCAAAAGAAAAAGAGGGGAGGTCAACCCAAAAATCAGAATGCAAAAGGCGGTTCTGGCAATCCAAACCCAAACCCTCCACCAGACAGAACAAAGCATGGTGGTTATGTTCCTGTATTTATGGATGCGTTGGATTCAGATGAGCAGGAACTTCTTGAGTCTATTCCAGAAGATACAGAGCTTCAACTGATGGAACAGATACAGCTTTTTTCGATTAGAGAGCGAAGAATACTTAAAGCAATCAATAAATACCGCGAACAAAAAGGAGAGGTTGCGGTAATGGATGTGAACCGAAGCGAGTCAAAACGCTCGTTTAAAGACCAAGAGGAAGAGGCAGAGTACGATAGGCGCCAGAAGGAGAAGGTTGATAATAAAGAAATTCTTCCGGGTAAGTCCTATAATATAGCAACACACACAGCTAATAAGGATATGATCATAGCGAGGCTGGAACAGGAACTTTCTACTGTGCAGAGCAAAAAGACAAAGGCTATTGAAGCGTTATCCAAGTATCGCATAGAAAAGGCAAGGCTTGAAAGTGAAAGTGCTGGCAACGATGCGGTTGATGATTGGATTGCAGCTGTATTGGGAGAGGAAGTGAGCGAAGATGAATAAGAACTCACGGACATTACGAAGAAAATTCTTCCAGAAGAAAATCCCAATATACAGGAAAAATCCGGTGCTATTTGCACAAGAGGTATTGCTGTTTGAGCCTGATGATTGGCAAAAACAAGCTTTGATGGATTTGGCAGAAAGCCCGAAGGTTGCAATCAAGTCTGGACAGGGTGTTGGAAAAACAGGTATGGAAGCTGTTGCTTTGCTGTGGTTTTTATGCTGTTATCCCTATCCGAGAATTGTTGCAACAGCTCCTACCAAACAGCAGTTGCACGATGTATTGTGGTCCGAAGTCAGCAAGTGGATGAGCAAGTCTCCTTTGCTCTCAGACATCCTCAAATGGACGAAGACCTATATTTATATGGTTGGCAATGAAAAGCGTTGGTTTGCCGTAGCTAGGACCGCTACGAAGCCAGAGAATATGCAAGGTTTCCATGAGGATAACATGCTTTTCATCGTGGACGAGGCTTCCGGTGTTGCAGATCCGATTATGGAGGCGATACTTGGTACTCTTTCCGGTGAAAACAATAAGCTGCTGATGTGCGGGAACCCGACGAGAACATCTGGAACATTCTACGATGCTTTTAATGTAGATAGGTCCATATACAGGTGCCACACGGTATCGTCTGCAGACAGTAAGAGAACCAACAAACAGAATATTGAATCACTCATACGGAAGTATGGAAGGGATAGCAATGTTGTGCTTGTGCGTGTGTTCGGAGAATTCCCAAAGCAAGAAGACGATGTGTTCATAGCCCTATCACTGGTGGAGCATTGCTGCATGTTAGATTTGCCAGACGATGTTCCTAAGCGAATATCATTTGGAGTGGATGTGGCGAGATATGGTTCTGATGAAACAGTTATTGCCAGGAATGTAGGTGGAAAAATAACACTTCCGGTATCGTTTAGAGGGCAAAGCCTCATGACAACAGTTGGAAAAGTTGTGCAGCTTTACAGAAAAGCTATTACAGAGTTTCCGAGATACAAAGGAAAGATATATATCAACATTGATGATTGTGGTCTTGGTGGCGGAGTTACAGACCGTCTGGAAGAGGTTAAGCAGGAAGAAAAGCTTACACGAATGGTGATTGTTCCTGTTAATGCCGCTGGCAAAGTTCCGGAAGAAACTGTTGGCGATGGAAAACAGAAAGCCTGCGACATTTACGATAATATGACAACTTATTTATGGGGCACAGTAAAAGATGCCTTAATGATGGAGGAAGTGAGTTTGGAAAATGACAATGAACTTGTTGCACAGCTCACTTGTAGAAAATACAGGCTGACGAGTAGAGGAAAGATGTTACTTGAAAGCAAAGAGGAAATGAAGAAACGAGGGATTGATTCCCCAGATAGAGCAGATGCGGTTGCACTGTCTTGCTACCAGAAAAAGACATTCAATATCGGAAGTCTCGTAGATTAGGAGGTGAGGAAATGCAGGACAATGAGAAAGAAAGCAGAGCAGATGGATATAAGAATCTGATGAATAAGTATGGTACTCAAGATGATGTGTCAGAGCAGTATCGTTTTGAGAGTGATGATCCTGTAACAGATGTGGAACTCACACTGAACTACGAGGAAAACGGATTGTTCGCTAAGATAATAGATATCCCATCTGATGATGCTGTTAGTAGTGGATTTGAATATGGTGTAAATGATGTTGACCTGGAAACATTTATAAATGATTCACTTGACGAGTTGGACTTTGAGGGTGCAGCTTCTACAGCTATCAAATGGTCGAGACTTTATGGCGGATCGCTTATGGTTATGATTATTGATGATGGCAAACAGATTGATGAACCTGTTGATTGGGATAACATCAGAGGGATTGATGAACTGCTTGTGTTTGAAAGACCTTTGATTACACCAGATTACAACAGCATATATAATCACGATCCAAAGACCGGTAAATGGTCGAAATTTGGAAAGCCTGAATTCTACGATGTATCTCCAATGTATGGCAAGCAGTTTCGTGTACACGAAAGCAGGTGCCTATTGTTCAAGAATGGAACTCTGCCGCAGTCAAGTTCAAGAACCGAGTATCGGTTCTTTGGAATGCCGGAGTACACGAGAATACATAAAGCCTTGCAGGAAACTGTTACATCGCATGGAAATGGAGTTAAACTGCTTGATAGGGCGGTACAGGCAATTTACAAGATGAATGACCTTGCCAATCTTCTGGAAACAGACGAGGGCGAGGATATTGTTCTTAGAAGATTGCGTATAATTGATATGGCGAAAGGCATCATCAATTCTATAGCTATTGATGCGAACGGAGAAGATTACGATTATAAGACTGTGACATTTTCCGGAGTAAAGGATATTATCGATGCGACATGCAATATGCTTTCGGCAGTAACAAACATCCCACAGACGAAGCTCTTTGGAAGGTCACCAGCCGGCGAAAACTCCACCGGAGAGGGAGATATGGAGAATTATTACTCCTATGTGAATAAGATTCAGAAGTTGAACCTCAAAAGAAATCTTGGAGTGCTGATTGATATTATCTTGATAGCCGGAAAGTATAAAGGCGAGTTCGAGGAAATACCGGATTATACACTGAAATTTAAACCTCTTTGGAACCTGAGTGAAGCGGAACAGGCTGGGGTTGATCAGACGAAGGCGGCAACTGAACTTACAAAGGCACAGACAGCACAGGTTTATGTCGATATGCAGGCTCTTGATGCTTCGGAAGTCAGAAAGCGTTTAGCTGAAAACGGAGAGTTTACAGTAAACGATATTTTGGATGATGAAGATGATTGGGAAGCAATGGTGGATGATGCTCCAACTAATGCAAATGAATCAGCAGAGACATCGAATACGGCATTGTCTGCAGAAGTGAAAGAGCCGCAGGAACAGGAAGAAACCGAGACTGATTCTGCGTTTGATACAGTTACTCCTACCGGATGCGGTGTCATTGTTGTAAAAGATGGGAAAGTGCTTGTTGGCACAAGGAAAGACAATGGACTTGTGTGTGGACCTGGAGGACATATTGAAATAGGGGAAACACCGGAAGATGCAGCCATAAGAGAAACAAGGGAAGAATTTGGCATCAATATAGCAAATATAATTCCGGTAACTTTGATTTCTGGTATGTCCGAACAATATTGTCCTTCGCAGGTTTTTCTATGCACAGAGTATTACGGAAATCCAATATGCTTTAATACAGAGATGGAAGATGCTCGTTTTGAAGATATAGGAAGTGTTCTTGACATGGACTTATTCCTTCCGTTTAGACTTTCACTTGAGGACTTTCTAAGGCAACTGGATGAAATTCGGTTGACAGCTGAGGTAAGTCAAAGTAATATGGAAGCACACGGAGGCCCTGGTTCTGGAAGGTACCCGAAGGGTAGTGGATGAAAGAATAAGAAGAGCAACTCTAAGAGAAAGAAAACCCAGTCCTTACCAATGACTGCAAAGGAAAAGGCAAAGGTCACGCATGACATAAATAATGTGTATCATGCAAAGTACAAGGGAAAGAGAGTGTGCGCAATTCGCACGAGTTCAAATGAGCCAGATAGCCCTACATACTATTATAGATTCAAGAATCATGGATTTGATGATTACGATATATTCATGAAGACAGAGGAGGATTAGACCGATGGATGAATTGAAGAAACTTCTGGAGAATGTAAGTGATACTTATGATGATTTTGTTGGCTGCGTTTTGTGTGCAGTTAAGCATGATGATGAGGATATCCGGAAAGTAAAAGATTACATAAAGGAAGATCCTGCAAGAAAGAGTGATGATATTTTAGAATATCTGGATGAACTTGGAATATAAGATACGAGCCTTGCGAGTGTGAGGCTCTTTTCTTTTGCCCTGTAGTGCCGCTAATCGTGGCATTATGGGGCTTTTTTAGTGTCAGCAGTGAAATAGACGATTGCAAGCATAATTCCAAATAAGAGGCAATGAGAGAAGGTGATAGCTTGGATGAAATGTTACGAAAAGAATTACTTCGGTCTGAATTGAAAGAGAAAAACAAAGGAAAACGGATTATCCCGTGTAAATACAGACCTAAGTATCCGGACAGTGCGGAAAGAGAATATATGCGATTGGTAAATGCATATATGGCTATCGAGAAAGAGGTGCTTATGAAGTATATGCCTGATATAAAGCAAATACTTAATGAGGGCACGCAGCTTCGTGCGGATTCAAAGAAAGATAATGAGCAGAAACGCAGGACAGCACGATTTTCAGCTTTAGACAATACAATAGTTCGCCTCACAATTCTTTTTAAGACAATCCAAAGAGAACTGGATGCCGCTTTTGGACTTTACGACTTGAAAAGACAGATAAATATAATTGCCAACCTAGACCATAAGCTCACCGTTAAAGAGTGGAAGAAAGCGGTAAGCAAGACATTGGGTATTAATTTGCTTGATGATTATTATTCTGGAGAATATTACGCAAAGATGTTGGAAAAATGGGTGTCTGATAATGTGGATTTAATAAAGACTGTTCCGAATCAATCTCTCGATAGAATGAAAGAACTGGTATATGAAAACTACATGAAAGGAACGACTACAACCAATATTGTAAAAGAGATTCAGCGGCAATACGGAATGAGTAAGCGTCATGCAAAGCTGATTGCCAGAGACCAAACGGCAAAGCTTAATGCAGATATTACGGAGAGCCAGCAGAGGGATGCGGGTGTGCCAAAGTATGAATGGTCTGGAGTAATGGATAGACGAGAGCGGAAAAGCCATAGAGAGCTGGAAGGAAAGATAATCAGCTGGGACAATCCGCCAGATGTAGGAAATGGCAGAAAATGCCATCCTGGACAGGATTATCAATGCCGGTGTTGCGCAATTCCGGTGTTTGATATAGATAATCTGGATTTGCCAGTTTGAAAGGAAGTGGTTGCATTGAAAAAGTGACAGAAAGCAGGAGGTGCAGAAAGTGAAGCTGAAACGAATTGACAGCATTTCCATGGATCAGACTTATTACACAGATGAAGGCTATCTTGTAGATCACCCAATTGTGACTACATGTGGCATATTTGAGTATAAGAATGATGATGGAAGCACACGGAGGGAACTCCGATTGCCTGAGAATGTCTTTGACAAGAAATCGTTGGAGAGTTACAAGGGCAAACCAATCATCATTACACATGATGCTGGAGAAGTGGATAAGGAGAATGTCCGCAGAGAACAGATAGGCACAATTATGAGTGAAGGATACAGGGATGGAGATAGCGTTCGCTGTGAGATTATTATTCATGATACAAATGCTTTGAAAAGTTGCGGATTGAAAGAGTTATCCCTTGGATACAGCCTTGATACTGATGATACTCCGGGAGTATATCACGGAGAGAAATACGATTGTATTCAGAAAAATATCGAAATCAATCATCTTGCACTTGTCGGAGAAGCAAGAGCGGGAGAAACTGCTCGCTTGAATATCGATGGCAAGGATGATGATACACAAATCTTAAAAGGAGGCAAAGTAATTATGTAC